TAGCCCAGAGGTCGATAAGTACCTCCGTGTTATTGGCGCTTATGACAACGAGTTCGCCAAGTGGACGGCTCGCACCAAGAAGATCATCAAGCGCTATCGGGACGACACCCGAGGCCAGACGGGCAATGAGACGGCCAAGTTCAACATCCTGTGGTCAAACGTCCAGACGTTGATCCCGGCTGTTTACGCCAAGCTTCCGAAGGCCGACATCACCCGCCGCTTTGGTGACAACGACCAAGTAGGCCGCGTGGCTTCGCAAATCCTAGAGCGAGCCATCGACTTTGAGATTGAGCATTACCCCGACTTTCGCTCAACCATGAAGTACGCCGTAGAGGATCGCTTCCTCGGTGGGCGTGGCACGGCATGGGTGCGTTATGAGCCGCACGTTCGCCCGCAGGGTATTGAGGACGACGGCCTGCAAGTGACCGAGGACGTAGAGGCAGGCGAGCTTGCCGAAGTCCCCGAGGAGATTGAATACGAACGCGCCCCGGTGGATTACGTCCATTGGCGCGATTTTGGCCACTCACAAGCCCGCACATGGGAAGAAGTGAGTCAGGTATGGCGCTGGGTCTACATGACCCGTGAGGCCCTCGTAGAGCGTTTTGGCGAGGAAATGGCGCGGAAGATTCCGCTTGACCAAGGCCCAGAGCCACTTAACGCCTACAACGAGAGCAAGAAAGCCTACAACCGTGCAAAGATTTGTGAACTGTGGGACAAGGAAACGCTCAAGGTCTATTGGCTCTGCAAGGGCATGCCGCAGATCATTGACGTTCGTGATGATCCGCTTGGGTTGGAAGGATTTTTCCCTTGTCCAAAACCGTTGTACTCCACGACGACGAGCGACACGCTGGTTCCCGTCCCTGACTTTATCCTGTACCAAGACCAAGCGATGGAGTTGGACATCCTGTCTGACCGCATCGACGGCTTGGTTAAGGCTTTGCGCGTCCGTGGCGTATACGACGCAAGCCAACCGGCTTTGCAACGCCTCCTGACCGAAGGTGACAACAATGCTCTCATTCCAGTTGATAAGTGGATGGCTTTCAGCGAAAAGGGAGGCCTTAAAGGGTCTATTGACCTCCTTCCGATTGACCAAATCGCCCAAGCCCTGCTCAACTGCTACCAAGCCCGAGCAGACATCAAAGGCCAAATCTACGAAATCACCGGCATCTCGGACATCATTCGGGGTCAGAGCGCCGCATCTGAGACGGCGACGGCCCAGCAAATCAAAGGACAGTACGCGGGGCTAAGACTGCGTTCGATGCAGGAGGACGTAGCCCTCTTTGCGTCAGAGTTGATCCGGCTGAAGGCGCAGGTTATGTGCGCCAAGTTCCAGCCGCAGACCATTCTTTCGTATGCCGCCGCACAACAGATGGCCGAAGTGGATCAGCAGATGATCCCGCAAGCCCTCCAGTTGATGCAGGATCGTCCGCTTCGCAACTTCCGCGTGGAGATTGCCGCCGATAGCCTCGTCCAGATTGACGAGAACCAGATGAAGCAAGACCGCTTGCAGTTCATCCAAGCCTTCGGTGGGTTCCTGCAACAAGCGCTGCCGGTCGGCCAAGCCTCGCCGCAGCTTGTCCCTGTCATGATGGAATTGATGAAGTTTGGTACGCAGGCGTTCAAGGCGTCTCGCCCGATTGAGGGTCAGATTGACGTTGCGATGGAGCAAATCAAGCAAGCCGCCGCGCAACCAAAGCCCGAGGTCAACCCAGAGGCGCAGCAAATGCAAGCCGATCAAGAGCGTATGCAGATGGAGCTTCAGATGAAGCAACAGGAAGCGCAAATGGAGGCGCAACTGGAGCAGCGTAAGCTTGAAATGCAAGCGCAGATGGACAAGTACAAGGCCGACTTGGACGCGCAGACTAAGATCAACGTGGCTCGCATCGGTGCGAACCCCGGCGTTGACATCCCGATGCTGGAAGTCACCAAGGCCAACACCGAGCGCATGATGGAGAACGTGGAAAACAACGTCACCGCCTCCACGCAAGCTATCATTCAAATGCAGCAGCAGACCACACAGGTCTACGCTGAGATGATGGCAAAGCTGGATGCAGCCCTTCGCGCCATGACCGCACCGAAGCGCATCGTTCGTGGCCCAGATGGCCGCGCCGCAGGGGTAGAGATTGCTCAACAGCCGTTGCCGTTGCAGCAGCCCATGCAGCCGCCGATGACGAGGCAATAAGCCGTGGCTTTTGTGCTGCAAGATCGCGTCAAAGAGACGACAGCGACCACAGGAACCGGCACGTTCGTGCTTGGCGGTACGTCCACGGGCTTCGTTCCGTTTTCGGTCATCGGTAACGGCAACGAGACGTACTACACGGCTGTGGATAACGCCACAGGCGAGTGGGAAGTCGGCATTGGTACGTACAATGTCGGGACATTGACCCGTGACACGGTGCTGGCCTCTAGCAGCAGCGGCAGCAAGGTGCCGTTTGCGGCTGGGTCAAAGGACGTATTCGTGGCGTACCCAGCCGAAAAGGCCGTTACGCTCGATACCGCACAAACTCTCTCGAATAAAACGCTTTCAAACGCCAACCTTGGCACCCCAACCGCTGTTGTACTGACAAACGGCACGGGATTGCCGCTCACGACGGGCGTAACGGGTACGTTGCCGGTCGGCAATGGCGGTACGGGCGTTGCGACCTTAACGGGTTACGTTAAAGCCTCCGGTACGTCAGCGTTTACGGGCGTTGCGTCTATCCCTGCCGGGGATATATCGGGCCTTGGTTCGATGGCGACGCAGAACGCCAACAACGTCGCTATTACGGGCGGTGCGATCAATGGCACCCCGATTGGCGGCGCATCGGCCAGCACCGCTGAGTTTACGAGCGTCACGGCTGGCACCGTCGCTGCGACCTCCATCTCGTCTGACGTAGCGATCCTAAGCACGGCCAGCGTAGGCGGCCTGACGGTTACGAGTGCCTCGGTTGACGCCATTAACGTCCTTGGCGGCACGATTAACGGTACTGCTGTCGGAAATTCGACACCGAGCACGGGTGCGTTTACCGAGGTCACGGTTGATAACCTCAACGTCAATGGCAACACGATTGCCTCAACCAACACCAACGGCAATATCACGCTTGACCCCAACGGAACGGGCGCGGTTGACGTTTCGTCAGCCAAGATTGTCAACCTTGCCACGCCGACTAGCGCTAATGACGGCGTAAACAAGCAGTACGTCGATACCCTTGTTGCAAGCGGTATCACCTACCACGCTCCGGTCAAGTACGAGGTGCCGAACACCACGGGCAACCTCAATGCGACGTACAACAACGGTACGGCGGGCGTTGGCGCTACGCTGACCAACGCAGGAGCGCTTGCCGCGTTTACGCCTGATGGCGTCGTTGCCATGGTTGGCGACCGCGTTCTCGTCTACAACCAAACCAACGCCTTCGAAAACGGCGTATATACGGTTACGACGGTCGGTAGCGGTTCGGTTGCATGGGTGCTGACTCGCGCCACGGATGCCGACACATACGCCTTAAAAAGCCCTAATGGCCTTGGCGAAGGCGATGCGTTCTTCGTTACTTCTGGCAACACGGGTGCAGGCGAAACCTACGTCTGCAACACGCAAGGCACGATCACGTTCGGCACGACCGCTATCAACTTCGTGCAGGTGTCGGCCACGCAGATTTACTCGGCTGGCACAGGCCTTACGCTCACCAATACGACGTTCTCGCTGACGACGCCCGTCACGGCAGCGAATGGCGGCACCGGGCTGACCTCTACGCCGACCAACGGCCAGTTGTTGATCGGTAACGGCACGAACTACACCCTTTCCACCTTGACCGCAGGGAGCGGTATTTCAATCACTAACGGCGCAGGAAGTATTAGCATCGCAGCCTCGGGTGGCGGCGGTGGCGAGTCTTATGCGTGGTTTATCTCGTAGGAAACCGATATGGCAATCTTGATTCTTGATTCAACAACCAAGTCAATTAAGGCGGTCATGTCGGGCGCTGCTGCCACGACCAACCCCGACTTTACGGCAGCTTGGGCAGACAACAACGGTACGACCTTCGTTGAAGGCGCATCTGACGGTGCGTTGAGCGGCACTAGCTCGGCCACCCTTGTTGCGGCTCCTGCGTCGTCCACGCGGCGTGTCATCAAGTCAATCACGATTGAGAACAAGGACACGGCGCCTGTCACGGTCACTATTTCTTACGACAACAACGGCACGCTGCGCGTCATTGCCAAGGTCACGCTACAAGTTGGCGATACTTGGACGACGGACGGCACATTTGACACGACCGGATCGCTTAAACAAGCGGTGGGCAACGTTAATCTCGCCACCCAAGTCACCGGAACGCTTGCGGTTGCAAACGGCGGTACGGGCGCAACGACGCTCACGGGCGTTCTGAAAGGCAACGGCACTAGCGCGTTTACCGCAGCCACGGCAGGCACCGATTTTGTTGCTCCGGGTACGGCAACGACGTTTACGGCCACTCAAACCTTTAGCGGTACCTCGTCAACGCTTGGCGCGGTTTTCAACGATGCTGCGGAAGTTGCCACGGTATCGGCTACGGCTGCCACGGGAACGATTGCTTACGACGTAACCACCCAATCGGTGCTGTTTTATACGTCTAATGCATCGGCCAACTGGACGGTTAACCTTCGGGGATCGTCTGGAACGTCGATGAATACGCTTTTAGCGACCGGCCAAGCGGTAACGGTTGTGTTTTTAGTGACCCAAGGTGCTACCCCGTACTACAACACGACGGTGCAAGTGGACGGCACAACCTCTGGCGTAACAACCCGTTGGCAGGGCGGTACGGCTCCATCTGCGGGTAATGCTTCAGGCGTGGACGCTTATTCGTACACGGTTATTAAAACTGGCAGCGCAACATTCACGGTATTTGCCTCGCAGACGAGGTTTGCGTAATGCCTGCATTGGGTCGGCTTGCTGTGACTGCCGCTAGAGCCTATGGCTTTTTAAGCGGCGTATTGCGAATTGACGAGTTTTTTGAGTACGTCACTCTGCTGCTGCCCGGTAACGGCACCAACGGAGCGCAGAACAATACGTTCCTCGACAGTTCGACGAACAACTTCAGCATTACCCGCAACGGCAACACGACGCAGGGTACGTTCTCGCCGTTCTCGCAGACGGGGTGGGGAAATTATTTCAATGGATCAAGCGATATTCGAGCAAGCAGCAATGCGGCATTCTCGCCCGGAACAGGCAACTTTACGTTTGAGGCTTGGATAAACCCTCTAAGTTGGGCTACAACCGCTCCTTTTTTTGTGGTTCAAACAACAGGCGGTTTGTGGATTGGAAAAAACGGCAGCAATTTTGTTGTCCGTGCGGCCAACGTAGCCGACCAATTACAGACGGCAACTATTCCTAGTACAAACCAATGGACTCACATAGTTGCAGTCAGAAGCGGAACAACTCTTTCTTTGTTTTTTAATGGAACAAGAGTTGCCACCACTACAAATAGTTACAACTTTGCCCAAGGAGGGGCTTCGGTTGGTAGCGACGCTGACCCGGGAACCGTAACTTATTACACAGGTTACATCAGCAATGCCAGATTAGTTAAAGGAACTGCGGTATACGACCCAACTGCATCGACTTTAACCGTGCCAACAACCCCTTTAACTTCTATCTCTGGCACCTCTTTGTTGACTTGTCAAAGCAACCGCTTCATTGACAATAGTAGCAACGCATTTGCTATTACAGTAAACGGCTCCCCGTCCATCCAAGCCTTCAGCCCGTTCAACCCCACGGCAGCGTGGAGTGCAGCGACGAATGGAGGGAGTGGGTATTTTGATGGAAGCGGGGATTATTTGGCTGGCGGCGCTAATGCCGCACTTGCTCTGCCCGGCGTATTTACTTTTGAATGTTGGTTTTATCCGAATTCATTTGATCAAGTGTCCAGCATTGGCGACACTATTTTTTCCACGCTGGCTGTGGGGTCTTTTACAATTGGAAGAACGGACTCCTCAACCGGCAACTTGTGGGGAATTGCAGAAACAGCCGTTGCATGGAGATTAACTAGCAGCACGCTTCCGACTAACAAAGCATGGAATCACATTGTTGCGGTAAGAAACTCTGGCAATACGCTTTCCTTGTTTTTGAACGGAACAAGAATTGCCACAACGACGCTTTCCACTAGTTTTGGTCAAAATGGCTTTTCAATCGGATCGGACAATGGCGTAACGAATTCGTTTGCAGATGGGTTTTTTGCTGACGTAAGGTTGGTTAAAGGAACCGCCGTATATGACCCAACAGCATCAACGCTGACCGTTCCCACAGCCCCGCTGACCGCCATCACCAACACCTCGCTCCTGCTGAATTACACCAACGCAGGCATCTACGACGCTACGTCCAAGAACGACCTTGAGACGGTGGGCAACGCGCAGATCAGCACGACGCAGAGCAAGTTCGGTGGGTCGTCGATTTACTTTGACGGGACGGGTGATTACTGCAATACCGGGCCAACAGTAAACCTAGAGTTTGGAAGCGGTGATTTCACAATAGAAATGTGGATATATCCCGCAGTTACATCCCGTATGGCGATATATCACGGCAGTAGCGGTACAGATTGGAGCATCGGAATTGACTACAACAGTCAAAAATTCAACATTTGGGCAAGTAGCAATGGAACCACTTGGAATTTAATTAACGCTGACCCCGGCGGCAATGGAATTGGAACGACAACCATCTCAACGAACACATGGACTCATGTTGCATTTGTTCGCTCTGGAACTACTTGGCAAACGTATATCAATGGCACTAGAGATATAAATCTAACGGGCATTTCCGGTTCTATTGTAAATAGAGCAACTTCCGCAAAATCTATTGGAAAGTGGTGGTTTAGCAATGGAGTCGGCAACCCCGGCGTATGGAATGGGTATATGCAAGACGTTCGCATCACCAAAGGCGTTGCCCGTTACACCGCCAACTTCACCGCCCCGACTGCGGCTTTCCCAATCCAATGAGTCAACCTATGCCGTTATACAGTTTCAAAGGCCACTACCCGGTTGAAGTTATTGACAACAACAAGGGCTGGTATGAGGTTCCGGCCAAGCCCGAAGCAGCAGAAGGTAAGGAAGTTGCGTGGCTAAACGGCGAATGGGTCGTGCGTGATCTTAAGCCCGCCGACCGTCCCGGTTACCAATGGAACTGGAGCCATAGCGAGATGGCGTGGGTTGAATGTCCTTGGGTGACGCTGGAGGCGCCCGTTGAGCCGCCCGTGGCGCAGCTATCTACTATGTCAGCCATGACCGCTGTTTCGGTGGTTAGCCAACTCTAATGTTTGCGATTGCGCCATTTTGCGTATTGCCGTTCGCGGTTGCGGAGGTCACGACACCCCCGCCCCCGCCTCCTGTCGTCGTTATTGACGGCCATGACGGCGGCAAAAACACGCACAAGAAGCGCAAAGAGCCGCGTTACGACGAGGACGCCAAGCGCCGCGAACTGCGCCGCAAGGAAGTCATATCCATTTACGAGGAACTGGTCGAAGGTCGCCCGCGTGTGGTGGCCGAGATCGTTGCTCCGTTTGTAGAAACCCCCGTTCCGGCCTACGCCATCCCGGCAGTTGAGCAGATCGACTTTGATGCGCTGCTCGCTGACGTTGAGCGGTTGCAGGCTTTGTATCGGGAAATGCAAGAAAAAGACGACGAAGAAGTGTTATTGTTACTCCTATGAAACGAACCTACGTTTTTATTGACGGCGAGTTTGTAGAACGTAAGAAGGACGAGAAGGGTCGGTATCACTATGTGATGCCCGACATCCAGCCGTACCGCTCCATGATTGACGGGAAAATGGTGACTTCCCGTTCGGAACACCGCCGCCACCTTAAGGCTAACAACTGCATTGAGGTCGGCAATGACGACCCGTCACGGCACATACGGAACGAAAAGCCCGTAGACACGCGCTTAGAGCGCATTAAGCACATGGTCAACACCCAACTGACCAATGAGCAAGCGGATCGCATACTGCGCGATTTACGCCAACACGCGAACTTTACCAATCCCCACAGGAGAGGATGATGAGCGACCTTGATAATCAACCCACAGTTGACAACGAAACCGTAGACCGCAAAGAACTTCTAGCCCGTCAGTTTGAGGAGGCCGAGGCACAAACCGAAGCGCCCCGCGATACTGGCCGTGACGAATCAGGCCGGTTTGCCCGCACAACCGCCCCAGAGCCGCAAGAAACCCCCGAACCCGCCGAGGAACCCGTATGGCGTCGCCCTCCGGCTTCGTGGAAGAAGGATTACCATGAGGTTTGGCAGAAAGCCGACCCTCGCCTGCAAGAGTACGCTTACCAGCGCGAAGAACAGATGCGCCGTGGCGTGGAGCCGCTGCTGCAAGCCAAGCAGTTTGCCGACTCCATCCAAGAGGCGATCAGTCCGTACATTTCGACCATTACGGGCCTTGGCCTTAAGCCAGAGCAAGCCATTGCGTCGTTGATGAAGGCTGACCACACCCTTCGCACCGCTGACCCGCAGACTCGTTACAACTACTTCATGCAGTTGGCTAACGAGTACGGCGTCAACCTTCAAGGTATGCCGCAAGGCCAAGCGCCTGCCGTAGACCCGACCATTTTTAACCTCAAGAACGAGCTTGCTAGCGTCCGTGGCGAAGTGCTGACTTGGAAACAGCAGCAGGAAGCCGCCGAGCAGGCCGTTATGATGAACGAAATAGATTCCTTCGCCCAAAAGGCCGAGTTCTTTGAAGAAGCCCGGCCAGAGATGATTAAGCTCCTCCAGAGCGGCGTAGCAGAAACGCTTGAGGACGCTTATGATAGGGCTGTTTATGGAAATAAAGATTTGCGGGAGCGCGTTCTGTCAGCCCAACAGGCACAACAGGCCGCGCAAGTCTCCGCAGAGAAAAACCGAGCAGCGAAAGCCGCTCGGGCCGCTGCTGTGAGTGTCAGAAGCGCCACACCCGGCGCTAACACGGCTCCCAAAGCGCAAAGTCGTCGTGCGTTACTCGAAGAAGCCTTCGACGAGACCAGCGCACGGTTGTAAACAACTGATATAGGAGCATCCAAATGGCATTTGCCAACTCTAGTATCAGCGACATTATCGCTACTACGATTCAGAGCCGTAGCGGTGAACTCGCTGATAACGTGACCAACAACAATGCGTTGTTGCGTCGTTTGAAGGAGCGTGGGAAC